AGTACTGAAGAAGGCCATGCTGTATGACCAAGGCAAGACAGTTGCCGATAAGAAGGTCAAGCAAGCCCCCAAAACGCAACGAGCCTCCAATGGTCGCTTTGTCAAACAGAAGGGTGGCAAAGTTAATAAGTTAATAGAGCGAGCACAGAAAGCCAAAGGCGCAAACAGACGAGAAGCGCAGGCTGACGCAGTAGCCGCTCTGCTCATGGGAGAAAGTTAAAATGGCAACAGGTAACATTGACAGCTTCGACTTAAAGTCGATTGCAAAGGGCGGTGTCATCAACGAAGACGTGATTAACTTGTAGTCACCTTCTACCGGCAACGGTAGATGAAATAACTCCGTGAACTGCTGGGAAGCCCTAACGTAGAGGCGAGGGTAATCAGCAGCCAAGCGCATCAGGAATGGTGTGAAGGTTCAACGACTAGGTCAGGGAGTCCAGAACGGACGGTAAAGGCCCACGAGTGCGGAGCATCCCACCGGGATGAAGATATAGTCTGAGCTGCATGGAGACATGCAGAAGCGAGTCATAAACAGGCCCGCGATAACAATACTGGCAAAAGATTTTTGACATCAGTAAGGTGCCGTTACCGTTTACGGACCTCGTCGGTAGCACCACACACAAAAATGAAAGGTTCGACTGGGTCGTTGACGAGCTTCGCGCTCCAGACGTAACCAACGCCCGCGTTGACGGTTCTGATGCCGGTGCAGCCGCTGAGGCTGGTGGCGCGCGCGTGGGTAACCACTCGCAGATCTCGGACGAGGTCATCGCGGTTTCGTACCGGGCTGATGCGAGCGATACAATCGGGAGAACTCGCGAACTTGCGTACCGCATCACTCGCGGCAACCAGCAGATCCGTCGTGACGTAGAGGCAATGGCGCTGAACAACCAGGCGTCTGTAGCTGGTACTGACACGGTAGCTGGTGTGACAGGTGGCCTGCCCACTTGGATCGAGACCACCGTGATGAACGGTGACGGCTCAACTGCCACCGCTGGCGGTCACAACATGACCACCGGCCTGACGCAGAAGTTCACCGAAGACACTGGCGTGGCTCTGTCATTCCAAGCGGTGAAGGACGCGATCCAAGGCGTTTACGAGCAAGGCGGTGAGGTAACTCACTTCATGTCTAACCCCGGCGTTATTGGGGCGTTGTCTAGCTACATGTTCGACAACGAGGCTCGCGTTGCGACCTTGACGTCTGATCAGGGCGCACCCGCCAACTCCAAGGCGACTGCACTCAGCTCAGTGAACGTGCTGGTATCTGACTTCGGCACAATCAAGCTGGTACCGAACCGTCTGCAGCCGCTCGACGGCAACGACAACGCAGTAGCGTTCCTGCTAGACCCCGAGTACGTAAGCCTGTCTTACCTCGAAGGGTATCGCACGGACCAACTTGCGAAAACGGGACTGGCAGAGAAGCGCCAGATCAGCGTCGATTGGGGCGTCCGCTGCCATACGGAGCGTGCGCACGGAATGCTGGTCAACATCGACCCTGCCGCAGAAGTAACTGCCTAAAAACCACCGGGGCCTTCGGGCCCCGTTTCAACACCCAAGGATTCTAAATGAGCAGCGGAGACTTGCAGTACGGCGGTGACGGTGTATCTGTCACCTGGAAGTACCAGCCCAGCGAAGACAAGACCTACATCAAGCGTGAGGTGCCCAAGATCATCCACGACTCGATAGCTGAGAAGGCGCAGCGGGTACGCAACTCCGGTGGCACAAAAGAGAAGGATGGATTTCGGCTTGTGGCAACAGTGCCCGCCGAGATGTTCACGATGGCCAACGAGGGCCAAACCTTCGACGGAAAGTACAAGGGCTTCCTGAACTGCGACAAAGAGATGCAACAGAAGATGCTCTCCAAGTTCTTTCTGGAGCCCGAGATCAAGATCTTCCTGACCAACGACAACTACAAGGTCTGAGAAATGATTGTCCTATACAAGAAGCGCAACAAGGGTGTGGTCGGCGTCCAAGACAAGGACGGCAAGACTTGGCACACAAAGGGCGCGTTTGAAGATCGCGACGCGATGAAGACCAAGATCAAGGGAGCGCCAAGTGGCTCGAAGAAGGCGTAGCGGAGGCGGTCGCAAGAGGGCCAAGTTCGGTCGCAAGACCAAACATAACCTGATGCTCATGCGTACCCGCAACCTCGGCGTTGTCGGCACTCGTGGCGCGGGCGTGATTGCCCACACGATGGGGCCGTACTACCCGCGTGAAGAGGCGGATCTGTTCTACATACTAACTGAGCCGGGCGAGCCAATGCTAAACGAGGCTGGCACCAAGAACCTAGTGCCACAGAAGAGGCCATAGATGAGTGACGAAAAAGACACACGGGCTGCGTCGGGCGTAAAGTTCTCGCAGTTCAGGCAGGTTGGCCCGCAGGAGGGCAACCCTGTTGAGGTTGTTGGACTCCGTGACGGTGAGAACGTCCGTGCCAGCCTGACCACCGATCTGGTTGAGACGAACCCCGACATCACATTCCGCAATGCTAAAGGTCAGTTTGCAGCGGTAGATCCGGGCACCATGGCCCTGACCAATCAGCTGCAGGTGAACCGTTATTTCTATGAGCGCCTTCTTGAGCTGGGCGTCACCATAGGTGAGGAGGCACCCGGTGGAGGCACCCCGGCAGACGGCGGCCTCTGGTTCGATAACTCCGAAGACGTCATGCAACTGTTCATCTTCCATAAGGACTCAGACGCATGGATTCCTGTCGCCCCGCCCACAACATTAGAGGGCAGGGTCTCCACTGGCGAGGCCACGCAGGATGCAATCATTGCTCAGATACAAGAGAGCCTTGTTGAGCAGGAAAACATAAAGAGCAAGATTAAGGCGCTTGAGGGCGCCGTTGGCGAACACAGCCTAGTGTTCACAATGCTTAACGCTAACGTCAGAGAGGGCGAGTTCAACCTCAAAGACGGCGCAATGCAAATGACAAACACAATTGCCTCTGCCGACTTTATTACCCTGTCCGACACTGACCGCAACGGTAACCCTGTTGACCTCGACAGAATCACTGAAGGCGATGTACTGCGCCTGTCTGATATAGGCGGTCAAGTATCAGAGCTAAAAATCGATAGCGCCACAAACGGGGTGTTTGCCTTTACCAAGATAAGCGGTGAGCTAGACAGGCTTTCAGACTATCCCTATGACTTTGTACTGCTCAGTAGCTTTGACCCTGCTGGATTAGCCACTATTGACTACGTTGATTCAAAGACCAACAAGGCGTTGAGCAAGGATGCAAATAACGAGGTTACTCCTGGTTTCCGCATTAAAGGCGGTGGCGGCACTTACGTTAGTACTGCTGGCGATGAGCTAGGGCTTTACCACGTTAAGTATCCGACAGAGGCTAAGCACGCGGCGAGCAAGGAGTACGTTGACAATAAGGTAGCCAGCACCGGAAGCGGTGTTCCTGTTGGTTGCATAATGATTTGGATGAACTCAGGCGCTCCTGACGGATGGCTGAAGTTGCAGGGAGGTAGCTTTGATGTCAGTGAGTATCCAGAGCTTCACGCTTATCTTGGAGGGACAGCTGGCTACACCAGTGGCAAGTTGCCAGATTGGTCAGGTCATTACCCCGGAGAGTATGGCGACCACATAACTGACCCCCTTGGCACAAAAGCGGGACATCGAACTGCAAGGCCGGCGGGTGAGGCTCCTTACCACAAAAACGCCATTCCGAATGGCGCCACCCGAACCTTCACCGCAACGGGTGGCACAAACGCTTATTCAAATGGCACGGCTCGCCCTGCTATTACTGAGGGCTGGGACAGCACAACCCGGCCCAACACCGTTGTAGTCCACTACATCATAAAGGCCAAGCCATGAGCTACGCATTTGATAAAAACGCCAAAGACGGTGATGAAGTAACGCTGGAGAACGGCGCTACCTATAAGTACGAAGAGGGCAAAGACCGTTGGCTGGTTCAGTCTGTTGACGGCAAAGATAACAGCGTCTTTGAGAAGCACCTCTTTCAGTTGCGCGGTGGCTTTACTCTCACCGATGACAGGAAGGTTGTAGTCCCTATTGAGAACCCTAAAAATTCTCAGAAGGGTACGCGTGATTACTATGACGATCTAGAGTACGCAGATTACCCCGGCGTCTTTCACCTGTCTGAGTACGATCAGTACAGATTAGATGACGAGCAGTACACCCCCGAGCTTGTTGAGTACTTTCTCTTCCACGGCAGAGGTGCGTTTAAGGAGAATGACGGTCAGGGCGGCTGGGAGACTGCGGCCCACCATAACGTAAAGCCAAACATTGCCGTTGGTGACATTGTTACCGTCAGGGTCACTGAGGGCTGGCGGCGTGATGAGAGTGATAAATACTCTACTGGCTTCCTTGGTAAGGTGCAGCACCGCTGGAGAGTGACCGAGATTATTCCCTGTATTGAAGAAGACGGGAGTACGCCACTTAATGACGGCGAATGGCAGTGCGTAAAGGTTGAGAAGTGCGAGCGAGAAGACCTTTATGAGAGCGCTGAGGTAATGTACTTCGATAGGGGTTTTGGCCTTTGTGATGTCACTGTTGAGCAGCCAATAGAGAGCGGCAGTGATTCCGAATTAAACAAAGACTGGATGATGCAGCTCAGGGGCAACTTTGAGTTTGATGGTGATGGCAAGGCAGTCATGCCGCCAAAAAGCTATTCAAACACTGAAGACGACCCAGTACTGAATCCTGAGACGGGTATCTACGAATCAGGCTGGCAGAAGCCGGGAGTTTACTGGTATGGCGCTGAGCCTTATCAACCTCATTCAATAACACACTTACTGGTTAGCAAGGCCGTCGGCTTTGCCGGTGCAATTGTGGAAGGTGACGGCGCATACATTGGGTACGAGGAGTACTTTTTCCAAGACTGGAAGGTAGGCGACCTGATTGAAGTTAAGTCGCATGAGTACGGCCTCTACGAGGCTGATTACTACGGCAAGCTCTTGCAGCAGAAAAATGGCGGCTTCCATAACAACACTTGGCGGGTAGTAGAAGAGGTTGATGTAGTCAATCCAGATGGTGATTGGCCTACTGAGAATTACTCCTGCTTTAGGGTTGAGAAGGTTGCCCCTCCACAATTCTACCAAGGGTCATTTGAGGTCCATGAGGATGCTTCTGTTGATGGAGTTTCTATAGCTGGATTCTTCCCTTGCGAAGTGACCATGAATCCTGCGGCCACGCAGGAGGACGTAGACAGACTCCAGTCCGAGATTATTGAGCTGGAAGAAGAGATCGATGCCATTGCCCCGTCTGTGGAGCGTGGCGTGTGGACGTTTAACCTTGGTGGTGTCGTTGGGAACCGTGGCCAACTCACCATGTATGACGGCATGAACGGCACTGGTTCACCCATTGGCCTGTTCAAGAGCGTCAGGTCGGTATGGCTCAATGAGATAGACAACGACGGCACGCCGCATGGCTTTGCCAACGTAAACGTGGGCGACCTCATTGAGCTGTTTGTGCAGGGCGAGTCAGATTACGGCCTGTTCACTGTTGTTGAGGTTCATGATGAGAGCCAAGGCGCGGCCCAGTACTGGGTGATTGACGTTGAGTTTGTCAGATCTCTAAGTGACGCCTCTAAGGCAGACAACGCAGACAATGTCAGGGTCAAGATTATCCAGCCACCCAGTGCTGAGGGCGAGTCTGATAGTCGATACCTTCTTAATGGCGATGCAACCGATCTCATTGGGGTCACGAGAATAGTTGCGGATAGCAATAAGTATTTGAGCATTCAGTCCGCTCCTAACAACACACAAGGCTTCTTTGTGCTTAGGAATAACGGCGGGCATAACATCATGCACGTTAGTGATAGCGGGCGGATATTGCTTAAAGCAGGCCATTTGCCTAAGGAGATAGATGAGGTTACCACCAAGAGGTATGTCGACTCCAAGGTAGGCAGAGCCGCACCCACAATAGGAAGAAGGTTCGTTTTCAACCGCGACGCTGGTGAAGCTATCTACCCCGGATGGTTCGGGTACGACGGCGACAGATTTCACTTTTGCAAAACGGATATGGACTCGCAGATTCTCGTAATGAACGGCCCCGACTTCTCGTGGAGTTCGAATATCAAATTTACTATTCGCGACGCGGAAACCGGAGAGTTTGTAGTCATGGGAGAGGCTCACCCAAGGACAGATTGGAACTACGCGGTTTTGAAACTCAGGGTGCCACAGAGCGTTCAGACTGATGGCTCCGGAATAAGATATGGCAGCATTTCAGACCTAGTACACGAGAAGCATTACAACATCGTTGTTGAGGGGTACTTTTAGATGTTTGGCGAAAAGCTATTCGCTGAGGTTCCCATTGCCCTGATGTCCCGCCCTCCTCACGTTGAGGATGGGTGGATCAAGGACTGTGCCGACAAGGGCAAGTGCGGCGACTGGATAAAGCAACCAAAAAACGACGTTGACACGATTGGCTGTGGATACGTCCCTAGCAACTGGAGCCGGGTCAAATGAACTATAAAGAGATCATCACGGCGGCTCAGGCATATACCGACAGGTACGACGATGAGCTAGTGAACGCCATACCAGCGTTCACGCGAGTGATTGAGGGCAAGATCAACAACGCCCTGCGGACTGGTGACCAGTCTGTGCGCGCACAGATATGGCTACAGCGTGGCGAGGAGTACTACACGCTCCCATGCGACTGGGGCGGCGCACGAGACGTCGAGATCCTGCATGAGGGCCAACAGCACGGCCGCACTCTGGTCTACCTGGCGCCTGAGGAGATGAACAAGCTGAGCCGACAGAACGACAGCTCAGCACGAGGTCGCCACAACTACTACACCATCATCGCGGGCCAGATTCAGGTCGCGCCGCCCACCGACAACGAGGTTCTGGAGGTTGTGTACTACCAGCGACTTCCCGCGCTAATGAATGACGGTGACAGCAACTGGCTGACCGAGAAGAATCCGGACGCATACATCTTCGGTCTCTGCACCGAGATCTCTGCGTTCGCGAAGGATGAGATGGCGTTTGCGTCATACCAGCAACGCTTCATGGATTCACTTATGGATATCACGATGGAGGATCAGGTGACCCGATGGTCTGGCCCTGCGTTGCGAGTACAAATAGAGGGCATGGTCGTATGAAGAACGCTATCTCAGCAAACTGGGTGGCAGAGAATGGCGTTGCCACCGCAACAGGGTTCACGCTGAAGGGATCAAGCAAGGGTTACGCCTCGTTCATGAAGGCGTTCAACGCAGGCGATCAGGTCTTCTACTCGGCGCATGATGACAAGGGAAACCGTGAGGCTGGCTATGCCACCTTTGACGGATCTAACCTAGTCGAGCGCCACGCTACCGCCACACTGAATAGCGGCGTCTACCAGCACCAGTCACCGCCCAAAGTCAATTTCATTGGCGATATCACCATCGCCTGTACCTTCAACGCGGTGGCGTTCAATGTGCTGTGGAAGGCGCTTGATGCGATTGACCCCGACGGCGACGGCAACATCAACATCCCGCCAGAGCTGATTGACGGGCTTGTGGCGGCCCTCGACAGCAAGGCCGAGCAGGCAGACCTAGAGAAGGAGATCCAAGACCGCATTGACGCCGACAAGTCCCTCCAGGATCAGATCGACGCAATAGACCCCGATGGCGACAGAAAGGTTGACTGGGGCGAGATCGAGGGCAAACCCTCAGAGTTCCCGCCGGAGGCGCACGATCAGGGGTGGGATACCATCACTGGGAAGCCTGCCGACTACCCGCCTTCTGCCCACAATCACGCGTGGGATCAAATTACGGGCAAGCCCTCGGAGTTCCCTCCGGCTGACCATAATCACGACGGAGAATATCTCAAGACCGAGACAGACCCGACGGTTCCTGACCACGTTAAGGCGATCACGACCGACGACATTGATAACTGGAACGCCAACAGCGGCGCAGCCAGCACTTGGGACGAGCTGACAGGCAAGCCTACCGAGTTCCCACCAGAGGCGCACACCCACGATCAGTCAGAGGTAGATGGTCTTGAGACTCGCTTAGACGCTATTGAGGACTCAATTACCAGCGGCGGCGGCTTTGTTGATGCCCCAGATGACGGGAAGCTCTATGGCAGGCAGTCAGAGGCATGGGCTGAGGTTGTTATACCTGATGCGGCAGATCCTGATTGGGCTGACATCCAGA